AATACAGAGGACGCAATAGGGATATCCCAAGACACATTAATCGAACCGATCCATCCACTAAAGGGAGTTAAGATGTCAGGAATTCACAAGAGCAGAGGTAGGCCACGTAAGGTTAAAGAGGTAACAGTGTGCGAGAGTGGGAATAAGGTAACAGAGTCTACCGTCAATCCTATACAAAGTGGTGAATCACTGTTAAATTGGGGGGAGGTTATGGGTATAAGTGGGAATTCTGTAAGAACTGAAGAACATATTCTTATTCTGGAAAGAATGTGTGAATCTGGAATCACGTTAACTCAGCTTCGAGTGTACCTATCCACACTGTAGCGTCACTGTAGCGCTGACCCCACATTCCCATCTAGCGATATGGGCCTGATATGGCACGCTGAACACGCTGTCCATATGTACACACTGCGCAGGGTGCTGTATCCATTACACTTGTGGCAGAATGGCACCTTACCCCCCCCTACCCTACCGGTAGCGGTGAGGGGCTTCCTCTCAACTTTTTCCCACTTTCTAGTGGATTAGTACCTGATTTCATCTCCGGTTTCCCACTTCTGTGTTGATGTGTTGTATTGAGCTTGCGATTCCCACTTCTGCTTACCACTTTGCTATGTGGTGTTTTGAATTTTATATATAAAATTGTTTTTGGTAACGGAACCTGATAGAAGAGGTACGTATTAAGTATATGTTTTACAGAAGATCACGGTATAGCGGTGGGACTAAGTATGCGATGAGGTGGGATTTTAGAGACAGATAGAACCTTACCCGTATAATTAAAGGGAAAGATCCTAAAAGGATGTGTCTTCTTGTTTATCTAGGCTAGAGAGTTATCTCTCAGTAGACTGTGCCCCGATAATTCCTTGTAGATCCAATCCTGGCAAGGTAACTAAGGAAACACTTACTGTACGCCACGTTTATCCGCATCTGTCAGACACTACATTTGCGAGGGGTGGGTTATGCCCCCAAGACATAATAGTATATCCATCTCTCCCTAATAGCAAGTTATATTTATCTTGCAGTATTTATTAAAGATAGCTTATACTTCTGTATGACAGTTATGGCGGGATAGAGATGAGAGTGTTAGTGGCTTGCGAGTTCTCTGGTGTAGTAAGAGATGCGTTTAATGAGCTGGGCCACGATGCCTGGTCCTGTGATCTCATCGCAGCAGAAGGTAAGCATATCCATGCAGACGTTCTTTCTGTGCTAAACGATGGGTGGGACTTGATGATAGCCCATCCTCCCTGTACCCATCTATGCGTAAGTGGTGCGAGATGGTTCAAGGATAAGCTTCCAGAGCAAGCAGAAGCCCTGTGGTTTGTAGATGCACTCCTTAACGCACCTATACCTAAGATTGCGCTTGAGAACCCTATAAGCATTATCTCTAGTAGAATAAGAAAGCCAGATCAGATTATCCAACCTTGGCAGTTCGGTCATGGAGAGACTAAGGCTACTTGTTTATGGCTAAAGAACCTACCTAAACTACTTCCTACAGATATAGTTGAAGGCAGAGAGGCAAGAGTTCATAATCTGCCCCCGTCACCAGATAGATGGAAGCTGCGATCTATTACGTATACTGGCATAGCTAAAGCAATGGCTACTCAGTGGAGTTAAGATGTTAATGCTTCCGTATCCCCCTTCAGTTAATACTTATTGGAGAGCTAATGGGAATAGACGGTTCATATCTAAAGCTGGAGTTATCTTTAAGAAAGCTGTAGCGGATTATGTATCTGAGAACAATGTACCTAAGTTAGGGGATGCGAGACTGTCTGTATGTATCATCGTATGTCCTAGAAGCAAGAGATTGTTTGATATAGATAATATATGTAAAGCAGTACTGGATAGTTTAATGGATGCTGGTGTATATGACGATGATAGCCAAGTAGATAAGCTGTATGTACAAAGAGGTGTTCCATTTAAGGGTGGCAGATGCTTGGTCGCTGTAGATGTGATCCCACAGACGGAGTGATGAATGTCAGATAGTTTCGCAAAGAAGATACCATCCTTGAAGAATTACGGTGGTATCAGGACGATACAGAGTGATTTAAAGAGATCTGCAACACTAGAAGCTAACAAGGAAGCGGTATCCTACGCCTTGTTATCTATGGCTAACACTAAGCTCACGGATATCATGTCGTGGGATGCTCAAGGTAACATTACAGTAAAGCCATCTAACGAGATCCCCGAGCACGCACTTCAAGCCATTAAGTCCATTAAGTGCAATACTAGGACTGATAAGGATGGTAACTCCTACAATACCCTAGATATAGAGCTGTTTGATAAGGTTGGAGTGCTCAGATTGCTTGCGAAAGCCTCTGGATTGCTGGATTCTCCACAAGACTCTGATAAACCTAGTGTTATTGGTATTAATATTAGGACACCAGACATTATTGAGAACGGATCTCCTGATGTCTAAGACTAAAGAACGTAGCCAGAAAGAGGTTGGGGTTGCCGGTCTTAACCTTGACTTCAGTAAATCACCCGTAGTCTACGACTTCATACGCTCAGATGCCTTTGTTAGAGGCATTATGGGTGCCGTAGGTAGCGGTAAGTCATATGCCTGCTGTGCTGAGATAATGCTGCGAGCTGTTAAGCAGAAGCCTTCTCCTATAGACGGGATAAGGTACACCCGCTTTGCTATCGTTAGAAACAGTTATCCAGAACTAAAGACCACTACTATCAAGACTTGGATAGATATGTTCCCAGAGAATACCTTTGGACATATGCTGTGGACCCCACCTATTACTCATCATATCAGACTGCCATCTAGGGGTGGTGCCGCTGGTATTGATTGCGAAGTCATCTTCCTTGCGCTAGATCAGCCCAAGGATGTCCGAAAGCTACTGTCCCTTGAGCTTACCGGCGCTTGGGTTAATGAGGCGCGAGAGCTGCCAAAAGCAGTCATCGACGGACTTACCCATCGGGTTGGTCGTTACCCCACACAAAGGGATGGTGGCCCCTCTTGGCATGGCATATGGATGGATACTAACCCAATGGATGACGATCATTGGTGGTTCCGTATGGCAGAAAAGGAAAAGGTTACCGGTAAGTATGGATGGGAGTTCTTTAAACAACCAGGTGGAGTTATAGAGGTTGCTCCTGGAGATCTCCCTGAGAACCCAGAAGCTAATGACCATATCTTTGCATCAGGTAGGTGGTGGAAGATCAACCAGAGGGCTGAGAACATCAATAACCTGCCTCCTGGTTACTACATACAGATGCTTGCCGGCAAGAACTTGGACTGGATCAGGTGTTATGCAGAAGGTAAGTATACCTATGTGCAAGAAGGTAAGCCTGTCTGGATTGAATATAACGATGCTCTAATGAGTGGGGACGTTGAATACGACCCATCCCTGCCCATACAGATAGGTTTAGACTTTGGATTAACCCCTGCTGCGGTTATAGGCCAACGTTTGAACAATGGTAGATGGATAGTCCTGCACGAGATAGTTACTTCTGACATGGGTCTGGAGAGATTCGGCCAGCAATTACTTGCTGAGTTAAATGCTAGGTTTCCTAATGCCCAAGTAATGATATGGGGTGATCCTGCTGGGATGCAGCGGGACCAGATCTATGAGGTTACAGCGTTTGACCACCTTAGAACACTAGGACTTAGGGCGCAGCCTACTCCATCCAATGACTTTAAGGTAAGGCGCGAGTCTGGTGCAGCCCCGATGCAGAGGCTAATCGCTGGGAAGCCTGGCCTGATTGTATCTACTTCCTGCAAGATGCTTAGAAAGTCCCTGTCTGGTGGCTATCACTTCAAGAGAATCTCTGTTGGAGCTGGCCACGAGAGGTTTAGAGATGCGCCTAACAAGAATGAGCACTCCCACGTAGGTGATGCGTTTGGCTACCTACTGCTTGGTGGTGGCGAGCATAAAAGGATGACCAGAAGCACGCAGTCGCATTCCTCTACAATCTTTGCTAAGACAGTTATTAACGCTGACTTCGATGTATTTGGACATTAAAGAGGTTATTAAACACTTGCCGCGTATTGCTGGCGTGGAATATAGGCCATCAGAGATAGGTGATGTAGATAATATTGCTGCTGTAGAGTTTTGGGGACTGACAAGTGAGCATCTTGCTGTTTTAAAGCAAACCATTGAAATACAAAGGAGATATGGCGCTTACTCCTTGACAGTGCACCTACATAACAAACCTGTAGCCTTATTTGGCTGCATACTAATGTGGCATGGAGTTGCTGAGTTGTGGGCATTGCTTAGTAAGGATACCTTCAAGAGGCCGTTAGCCTTATCTAAGTGTGCTCTAACCTTCGCTGACATCTGTGAAATATCCTTAAAGTTGCATAGATTGCAGATTCATGTTAAAAGCAGTAATGAAAGAGCCGTTAAATGGGGCGAATTCTTGGGTTTTAATATTGAAGGTAAGTTAATTCAATTTACTCAAGACAAACAGGATTGTTACATAATGTCTAGGAGGTAGTATGGGTGGAGGCGGAGGCGGTGGGGCAGCAGCAGCAGCAGAGCAGCTCCAAATGCAAAAGGAAGAAACCTTAAAGTTGGCAGCCGATGCTGATGCTACCAAGAT